AATGGGACGATTGCAGCCTTCTGCGACTTTTGTTCAAGAACTACTTCTGTCATAAATACCTTTTAAAGTTGGGGCCATCTGTAGCTAGAAATCTAGGGAGTAGGTAGCCAATAATGGTGGGAAGTTATTATTTACCAACCAGCCCACCACTGGCTTTGGTATTTATATTATACATTACTTACGAGAAGCAAGTCCTCTTTTAGTTTTAGCAACAACATTCTTTTTCTTTTTGATGAAGCCGCCTTTGGCTAGACTCACACCGTCACCGGAGGGTCCTTCCCCACCAGCATTCTCACCTGAGTTGGCGGCTGAGGCTGCATCTGCTCCCGCACTGTTGGTGTCACTTACGCCACCGCCGCCTGTATTGCCACTGTAAGCACCTTGCGATTCCAAGCTAGTATCTACTTCAGGACCAAAGTTTGTTGTAGTAATATCTGGTGCGCTTACCGGACTAGTAGTTGCGCCAAATTGGCCGGTAGTAGCAGCCTCAATAGCATCTACTTCGCCTTGACCAATGCTAGCGCGATCAGCAGCTTCGACTTTTGCGGCAGCTTCACGACCAGCTTCTGCGGCGGCTGTAGGGCTTGCTCCATTAACCACGGCGCTAGCAGCAGCTTGTGATGCGGCACCAATGGCGGCTTCAGAATATCCAGCAGCTGTAGCCGCAGCAGCAGCAGAGGCACCGGCATTAGCAGCTTGACCACCTGTACCTCCGGGACCCGTAGTAGCAGTTACCTGATCATTGTATCCGTAGGTGCCAAAATTTGCACCCATTGTATCGGCAATTCCAAGATTTACAGCGGCTGCGTCTTTTGCGTATGATTCGTTTGCTTTTTGATTACCGTACCTAGCCGCAAGTCCAAGCATAGGAATGCCCGTTACCAATCCAATTACCGTGCCAGCAATACCGGCTTGCTTATCAGTAAGACCAGTTTTAGCAGCAACTGCTCTTCCCTCTGCATCAAAACTTGGGACAGGGCCACCTTGTGTTGGACCCTGTATTCCACCACCACCACCGCTATCCCCACTACCACCTCCTCCAGTATCTGAAGTGGGTGGTATTTTGGGAGTGGTAACATCAGGAAGAATACCTTTTTTAACAGTATAACCAGCAGGGATACCCAACATTGCTTTTCCATTTATATGCGGAATATAAATTGTGTTACCTGCCTCGTTGGTCAGGGCCACCATCTCAAACCCTTTAATGGGAGCTGAACTATATAAAGACTTATTGGCGGGGTCAACATAACCACCTTCAGCAAAGGCTCGATCTTCATCACCCATGTCTTCATTCATAATGGAATCAACTTCAGCGCCAAATGTTTCATCATCCATTTCAGACCCCTCACCGTGAAGAGCTTCAGCATTTGGTACTTCTTCAGCGTTACCCATCTGCCCAATCTCTTCCATCTTCTTCAAGCCCTCTTTGGCTTTGTCGCGCATCTTCATGAGCGTAGAAAGACCAATGTATCGGACAACATCGGCAGGGATAACAAACTCACCCTCGCTTAGCTTTGCATCAATGTCATCTCTTACTTCTTCTTGCATAGCACCGGGAGGTACATCATTACCAGATACGGGGTCTACTGTGTTGCCCTCTTGCATTACGCCGCCTTCAGCAAGCATGCGATCTGTTTCAGTTGTGTACATTGATTTCATCCTTCAAATATTTAAGTTGTCTCAGTGCGCCAATTGCACCTTGCGCTTTAAAGACATCACTCATTTCACTTGACTGTTCTAGCTTACGGCGCTGCTGCTCAATCTGATAGTCAAGCATTTCAACAAACGCATCCCACTGATGGGGAGCAGTGAGCATGCCCTTCAGCTTTGGTAGGTACGTTTTATCGCTCATGCCACTGGAGCCTGTGGAGGTGCAGCAGAGAAGCCTTGTTCGCCGGGAACAGGAGCAGCGCCAACACCAATGTTGCCACCACCACCACCAGACATGTCAGCAACACCCGGAGGTCCACCAATGCCTTGTGCTGGAACGCCACCAGCAGGAGGGGGTGCTGCACCAGATGTCTGTTGCAACAAGATGGCTTGCTTAGCTGCCTCTTCCATATTGTTAGTAACCTTATCAGGGTCTAAGTCCATGCTCTTTGCAATTTCACGAATGATGTATGGAAACTTAGCAAACGGCATCAGAGATGGCTGGCTAGCAATCTGCAAGAACTGCATTAGTCGCTGACTACGAACCTCAGTTGCCATCAAGCTTTCTGTACCACGAGCATTAACTTCCAAATCCCCTTTAATCTCAGGGTCAAAGTCAAACTGCATGTTGAAGTTGAAGAACGCTTTACCCATTGGGTTGATGAGATAGTCATCGATGTTCTTAATGACAGTCTTAATAGAACCACCAGCAGCATTCATCAACATCGAAATACCAGAGGCTGTACGACCAACACCTGACACGCCAGTTTGTCCATGAGCAAACGAGGGCATACCAGTGGACTCATCAGCAAGCTGCCTTGCCTTGTCAAACATCTGCATATTCTCTTGCGACACGTTAGGAAACTTTGTACCAAATATGGCTTGACCGGGTGCGCCACCTTGACGGCGAAACACTTTGCCCGGATATACAGACATGTCTTGACCCGGCACCATGTTGGTTTCATCAACCTCAAAGATTAGATTACCAGACAGTACAGCGTTATCAACACCCATCCGCATGAAACCATTCATCAGCGTCTGTGTATCATCCATGTTCTCAGCAATGCCGACACCAGCAAGTGAGTATGGATTAAGTTCATAAGGAGTCGCATAGTAGGGAATGCGAGAGGGCTTGAATGGGTTGAGGACAAGACGAATGATCTTGCCATTGCAATACCAAATGTTGGCTTGCATCTCATCACCATCATCAAACTCTTCAGGAACATCAATTTCGTTTTCTCTCAAGAGTTCAATGGAGACATTGCCCCAATACTCAAGCACTTCAAAACGATCAACACCAAAATTAGGTGCATAGTCTTTCAGGTCATCTTCCCAATACTTCTTAACATAGCCTTCGCCTTGTTCAATAAGTTGGTCAATAACATTCTTGCGGAAGTGAGGACGGCGCTTCAATGCACGAAGCTGTGTGCGCGACATCTTGTGACGTTCAATAATATACTGGCAGTCTTCAGTGTTGCTAGCGTCAGAGTCCCAATAGAAATTCCACAAGGAAACATGAGAAGCTTCTGGAACAGTTTTAATCAATGGTTTATATTCACCATCTTCTGCCCAGTTTGGATATTCTTTGTTTACAGCAAACGGCCCCTTCATCACACCAGTGCCAAACAGCGCCATTTCAAAAGCTGTAGCACGAAGATGCTTACTTGCTCCGCTTTCATCTAGCTGGTCATGGATTTTCTTCTCCATCTTCTTAGCAGCCACCATAGCTGGACTAAATGTAAGTGACGATGGTGTAACGCCCGGACCCTTCTTCAGCCCCGGAACATCTTTGAGATCATCCTTCAAAGCACCAAGCATGTCTTCAAGCTTGTCCAAGTCGAAGTCTTTATTGATACCAGCGGAACCTTCATCGCCAAATGGAATTGGAGCGGGAGCAGCACCAGTATTAGCAGGGTCAAAGTGAACAGACTCAAGCACACCATCTGGTAGAACAGAAGGATCAATGCTTAGAGGAAACTTGTTGTTAGAAAACAACACATCTGTGATTTGACCATATGCGGCAAGCGTCTTAGTCTTTGTAACCTTAACAAACACCCTGCTCTTTTCAGTGGAGGTAAACTGAACGTCAGCGCCATATAGACCCCGATAGTTTCGATAAGCTCTAAGCCAACGAGTTTCGTCAGAGCGGCGGCTCTCTTCAGAACGAGTGAATCGCTTCTCAACAAAGCTGATTAAGGCACCACCCTTGAAGCTGTCTTCATCTTTAGAAGAATCATCAAGAGCCAATATCTTATCACTGGAGGGTTTATCAATTAGTGCCATGTATTTTCCACATTAAATTTGTTGTACCAATAAAGGTATACCATCAATAGCCCATAACAGGGTCTGCAATACTCATTCCAGACTGAGAAGTTAGTGGATTATAATCAAATAATCCGCTACGAGGACGACTCATAAGCCCATAACGAAGGGCATCATATGTGTGGTCATTGCTCACTTTGGTGTTGATATCCTCTGGATTTGCCTTACTTAATGGCAATGTAGGGAGGTCACCAATGATCTGAATACATGTATTAAAGAATGTAATGCGTGGTTGTTCAGTGAAACTATCCACTTGCAAGCGTCTATGCACCTCATTCTTACCAGCAACACGGCTACCTGAGCTACGATCAGCAGGTCGCCAGCGGCATCCCTTCATAATCATACGCTCCGCAATAGATGGGCCAGTGTCACCACGCTTATGCCAGCAACTACTGTCCAATACACCATATCGAATCTTCTCATTACCCTCAAGAGCCAAAATCTTAATGGCTAAATCCTCTGCCAGCATCTTGCTAACATACAATTCACGATACACCACCACAGAATCGTCAGGAGCTACAGCAAACCATAGCACAGCGCTGTAACTTCCGTAGCCATAGTCGCAACTTCTGAATCTAGGCCAGCTATGCGGTACTTCGTAGGGTTCAACAACATGAATTGCCCTGTTAAACTCAGAGAAAGCAGCACCTTCTGCAATATCCCAGTTGCCATCAAGCAATTGCTTGCGCTGATGCTCTGGAAGTGACAGCAGCATGGCCTCATAGTCACCAGACTCAGCCAAATACGGGTTATCTGACAGCTTTGCTGGTATAAACTTGCGTTTAAATAGCGGCTCACCCTCTCTGCTATGCCCTTTAGGGTATCTCATCACCTCGCCTGTCTCAATATCGGTGGCAAGGAACGATTTATTCGGTGGAGAAGGAAGAATAAACATCTTCCTAACCCATTGGTGGCCGGGACCACCCGGATTCGTAGTGGCTCTCATGTACAAAGGCAGATCATGAGCAGCAGTACGCAGCCGTGAACGCATATAGTTGTACGCAAAGGGGGTTGCCCACTGTGTAAGCTCATCAAAAGCTATGTACGAGAAGCTCAAACCCTGATATCGCATAACGTCTTCATCTCTATCGAGGTAAGACATCCACAGTCTAGCACCTGATGGCGCTTGCCACTGCATCTTTCGCTCACTCCACTTGATGCCGGGGTATATCTTCGGATACATCTCCTGACTTTTCCAAATCAGTTCACGAAGTTCCTCAGTAGTGTGGCGTAGAACAAGTCCAGAAAACTGTGGATGACCCATGTAACGCAACGGGTCTGCTAAAATTGCATAGCTCTTACCACCACCAGCAGAGCCACCATACAATACTTCACGCTCTGGCGCTGCTAAGAAAGAAGTCTGTGGGCCAGCGTTAGGCTTGAAGATAATGTTCTGTAATTCAACTACTGGTGTCGCTGGTTGTCCCGTTGCTGTCGCTGAAGGTGTCTCTAATGGCTCCGTAACGATCTGAGGTAAAGAAACTTTCTTGGCCTGTACCGGTTCTTTTTTCGTACTCTTCCGCTTTCTTAAGGGCTTCTTCGTACCTGTCGGCAAGCTTTCGATAAGTAGACGATTTTCGTTTGTGGGACTGCTCATTTTTTAATCGTTTAGATAAACCTACATGGCTGATTTCTCGACCAGTTACTTTGGTTAGCCAAATAGCAACCTTCCGCACAGCGTATTGTTTAACATACAGCTTTGCTTTTTCAAGCGCTTCAAGTTCTTGCGGTATAGGGATAAGCCAGTTGTCATCGTTCTCATCTTTTTTATAACCAAAAGGAATTGTTCTAGCCAATCGTGGGATTGGAACATATTCTTTTTTATCTTGTGGTTGTGGCAGTATCCATTTACCAAGCTCAAGTTCTTGCATTAGTCTTCCTCGCGTTCCTTTGCTGGCAAGATCATAACACCATTGGTAGCTTCAACCTGAATCTTATCTGTCTTAGCAAGACCAGCACGATCAAGCAAATCTTTAGCAGCACTCATCTTCTCTTTGATGCCAAGCTCTGTTGGATCAAGAATGCCATCAACCATAGCAAGAGCAGCACGAGGTGCATTCATTGCAATGTAAAGCTGTGTAGCTTCAATGATTTCTTCCTTGAGATAGTTGGTAATCATACGGCTGCTATAGCCTTCAGAGAAACCAGCCAATAGTTTAGCTTGGTTGATGCTACCCTTAGCTTCACCAAATAATACATCAAGGAATTTCTTGTGTTGTTCTGTAAGTTCTTTTGCCATGATTAGATTTGTTTAGGAAAATAATATTCTTCAATTGTCACCGTAGCATCCATTGTTGCTCCAGCTTCAGGTGTCACAATAAGTTCTCCTTCTCT